TATATCGTCACAGTTGATGAGCAAAGCAGTAAGGTGCTTTCGATCCGTAGAAACTACGTTGAGGGTGACCCGCTCAAGAATAAGATCAACTTCTTTGTTCAGTACAAGTTCTTGCCCGGCCTTGGATTCTACGGTCTAGGTTTAAGCCACATGATTGGTGGTATTGCCAAATCAAGCACCTCAATCCTAAGACAGTTAATTGATGCAGGCACACTGGCTAACCTGCCAGCAGGCTTTAAAGCTCGCGGTATGCGTATTCGTGACGAGGATAGCCCACTACAACCGGGCGAGTTCCGCGACATAGATACCACTGGCGCAAGCTTGCGCGAGAACTTAATACCCTTGCCGATCAAAGAGCCTTCTAATGTGCTCATGCAGCTACTAGGGCTGCTTGTGGACTCAGGTAAGCGGTTTGCGTCTATCGCTGATACGAATGTGGGTGATGTAAATCAAGCCATGCCCGTAGGCACTACAGTGGCTCTATTGGAGCGTGGCACCAAGGTTATGAGCGCCATTCACAAGCGCCTGCACTACAGCCAAAGAATAGAGTTTCAGTTGCTCGCTAAAGTCTTTGCCGAATACCTACCACCGAGTTATCCCTACCAGTCAAGTAATGGCCCTCAAGAAGTTATGGGCGCAGACTTTGACGGCAGGGTTGGTGTTATCCCAGTCTCTGATCCAAACATCTTTAGCCAAAGCCAACGCATTACGATGGCCCAAGAGCTGATGCAGATGGTTCAGTCTAACCCTGAGATACACGGGCCGCAGGGCATATATGAGGCTTACAGAAGAATGTATGCAGCATTGGGCGTAGATGATGTTGAAAGCTTGTTAATGCCACCTCAGCCGCCTCAGCCACCCATGCCGATTGATGCTGGCCTAGAGAACTCTGGTCTGTTGATGGGTCAGCCAGCACAGGCGTTTGAGCCACAGAATCATCAGGCGCACGTTGACGCGCACAAGTCGTTGTTTTTGACAGCGGTAGTTACGCAAAACCCTCAGTTACAGGGCGTGATCATTGGTCACATGATGCAACACTTACAGTTTATGGCGTCTCAAATGGCACAAGAACAGTTACCTCCTGAGCTGCAACAACAGATGCAAGAGGTTCAGCAGGCTCAACAATCTGGGCAGGTTCCGCCAGACCAACTGGCTCAAATGAACTCTCAGGTTCAGATGGGAATAGAGCAGTATTCTGCTCCAATTCTTGCTCAACTAACAAAAGAATTGCTAGAGTCAATTGGTCAGGGCAATGAAAAAGATCCGCTTGTCGCAATTCGTGAGCAGGAGCTTGCGCTAAAAGACAAAGAAATTGACATGGATGATCGTCAGTTTGAGGCGAAGCAAGACCAAAGATCTCAGGAAAAGTTGTTAGAAACTGAGATAGCCAAGGAACGTATTGGTGTGCAAAAAGCGGTTGCCGATGACAAACTTGATGTGGCAATCCGCAGGCTAGAACAGCAGGCCGATTTAAAACTTATAGACATGCAAAACAAGAGAGGCCGATGATGGCGACTAGAAGCTCAACCAGTTATGTCAGAGATCAAATTGAAGCTCTGAAAGTACAGAAAAAATTAGAACGTGAAGTCGAAGAGGCTTTGGCTGCTAAGAAAGAAGCTGACGATGCCGAGAAGCAACGAGTTGGCGATCATAGGATTGCGACTAAGATGGCTCGCATCAATGGCACTGAGCCACCACCACCGCTTGAAGTGGCAGAGCCTGTAGTTGAGGCGGTTGTTGAAGAAACCGTACAGGAAACCGTACAGCCTGAGCCTGTAAAGAAAGATGTAGTTAAAAAGACAAAGGCTAAAAAGCCATCTAGGAGCAAAAAATGAAAGATTTAAGCAAGATCCAAAAGGTTGATTCGCCTCAGAAAAAAATTAAGTCGATCTCTACTACCCCAGAGCTGGTTCGCCGCACAATGGGTGGCAAGATTAAGGTCATTAAGGCCCGTGGTGCAGGCGCTGCAACTCGCGGCTTTGATTTTCATGAGAAAGTCTAGTGGATGACATTGATCTAGGATCAAAGATGAAAAGAGTCATAGCTGAGCGGAGAGAATTAATCCGCGAGGTTATGATGGATGGTGTGCTAAAAGATATGGAACATTATAAATCTTTGCAAGGTGAGCTAATTGCATTAAACTTAGTTGAGGACACAATTAGACAATTCTATAAGGAAATCTAAACTTGACTAAACCGACTACCGAAGAAGCTTACGTTACAAGTGGTGAGCGATTTCTTGATCCAACTCTCTTAGACAAAACAGCCATTGAGCGTATGCCAGACCCTACGGGTTGGCGAATACTTGTTTTTCCCTTTAAAGGAAGAAAAACATCAGATGGCGGAATCCACCTTTTACAAGAAACGGTTAACCGCGAAGCCCTCGCCACAGTTGTTGCTGCCGTAATTAAGATGGGGCCGCTTTGTTATGCAGATAAAGAAAAGTTTGGCGATACCCCTTGGTGTAAAGAGCAGCAGTGGGTGTTGATTGGCAGGTATGCCGGGGCGCGTTTCAAGCTAGAAGATGGCGAAGAAGTGCGAATTATCAACGATGACGAGGTTATTGGCACCATCCTTGACCCAGAAGACATAGTGAGTTTCACATGATTGAGAACCAAAACGCAGAACAAATGGAAGAAGAGCAGGTATCAATTGAGGTTGTTGATGACCCGATTGAGCCGAGTGAGGCAGGTAGTGATGGCGATGAGCTTGAAAACTACACCAAGTCTGTTTCCAAACGAATTAATAAGCTAAACCAAAAGAACCGTGATGTTGAGGCTAGAGCGCAACAGCTTGAGCAGATTGCTTTGCAGAAAGAGGCTGAGCTTCAGCAGTATAGAAAATATACAACCGCTCAGTCGGGCGCGGTTCTGGAGAAAGAACAAGAAGCCCTGCTTTCTAAAGAAGCTCAAATTGATGACGTTTACCGCAAGGCCGTAGAGTCTGGTGATGCTGATTTGATCACCAAAGCAAACAAGCTACAGAATGACATTGCCATTCAGAAGGAAAAGCTTCGGGTTGCTAAGTCGCGTCAAAGCCAACAAGTTGCTCAGGAGCAGCATCAGTCTCAGGGTAATGAGCAGGCAGTTAACTACCAGAACGAAGCTAAGGTTGAGCAGGAAGTGCAGCCAACTGAAGACGCCTTGGACTGGCACTCAAGAAACGAATGGTACGGCGCTGTTGAAAATGATGACGGCTCATCTAACGAAGATAACTTGAAAGCTACCCAGTATGCTTACTATGTACACTACAATTTAGCCAATGAAGGCTTTGATGTAGGTTCAGATGAATACTATCAAGAGCTGGATTCCCGTGTCGGTACGGTATATCCTCACACCAGATCCGCAAATAGCGGGTCAAAGATCGTGAATAATGGAAGTAGACCCGCTGTGCAAAGAGTCGCTTCAGCCACACAAGGTAGTGGTCGGTCAAAAACACAAGGCAATAAGAACGGCGTAAGCTTTTCTAAGTCAGAACTAGAGCGGCTCAGGAGCCTCAAACCGCATAACATGACTGAAGAGTCATGGTTGCAGAGAGTGGCAAAAGAGAAGCAGAAAATTGCATCAAGAGAGGCAAGCTAAAATGGCAGAAGCAAAAGCAAACGCACGTTCATCCCGTGATTCGCAGTCGCACGATAATCAGACTCGTAGAAAACCGTGGCGTCCAGTGCGTTCATTAGAAACCCCTACACCACCAGAGGGTTATACTTACAGGTGGATTAGGGAGTCAATGTTGGGACAAGAAGATCGAGCTAATGTCTCGCGTCGACTTAGAGAAGGTTGGGAACTCGTAAGAGGGACTGAGCTACCTCCAGAATGGAGATCTCTACCAACAATGGATAATGGCAGGCATGAAGGCGTGGTTTACAACGAAGGGTTGCTGTTAGCGAAGATCCCTAACGAAACCGTGCAAGAGCGCAGAGATTATTATCAAGGTAAGTCTAAAGAAGCTACGGAAGCTTTAGACAACAACTTGTTTAATGAGACTCGCAGCGATTCACGTTATGTTAAATACGATCCTCAGCGCGACAGCAACGTAACATTTGGTCGAAAATAAGAGGAATTCAAAATGGCGAATCAAGACGCTGCTTTTGGAATGAAGCCAGTCAGAATGATTGGTGGCGCACCCTATAATGGCGGTCAGAGTCGGTATCGAATTGCGGCTGACTACGGCACATCTATTTTCCAAGGCGACATGGTTGCTGCGGTTACAGGTGGTGGCGTAGAGGTTCATGCAGATGGCGGGACTGTGCCTATAGTTGGTGTTTTTAACGGTTGCATGTACACAGATCCAACTTCTGGTGAGCAAATATTTAGCAACTACTACCCTGCAAGCACTGACGCTGCTGACATCATTGCTTTTGTAATTGATGATCCTATGGTTGTGTTTGAGATCCAAGCCGCGATAGCTTTCCCGATTGCTGACCTGTTTGGTAACTTTGATATTGTCTATACGACTGCTGGATCTACCAAAACTGGTATTTCTGGAGCTGAGCTTCAAGTCACAGATGGTGGCACTGGCACTACTTTGTCAGTTAAAGCAATAGACATCTCTGAAGATCCAGCAAACTCAGACGTAGCGGCAGCACATACTAATGTGTTGGTAACTATCCAAAACCACCTGTATGGCATCAAAGGCGCAGGCTTAGCATAAGGAGCTAAATAATGGCTATCTCAAGAGCACAGCTCGCAAAAGAACTTGAACCAGGACTTAATTCGTTATTTGGACTTTCTTACGATTCTTATGACAGGGAGTTTGAGGAAATATTTTCTGTAGAAGACTCTCAAAGAGCCTTTGAAGAAGAAGTTCTCATCACTGGTTTCGGTAATGCACCAACCAAAACTGAAGGCCAAGGCGTTGTCTTTGACAATGCTACTGAGTCTTTCACTGCACGTTATACTCACGACACCATCGCGTTAGCGTTCGCGCTCACCGATGAAGCCGTTGAAGATAACTTATATGACTCGCTAGGTAAGCGATACGTTAAAGCTTTGGCTCGCTCTATGGCGAACACCAAAGAAGTCAAGGGTGCTGATGTACTGAACAATGCGTTCAGCTCAAGCTTCACTGGCGGTGACGGCGTGTCCTTAATCAATACAGCCCACCCACTTGCTGGTGGCGGTACTGCCGCTAACCGTGCAACGGCTATGGCTGATTTGAACGAAACGTCTTTAGAAGATGCGCTGATCGACATCAGCACATTTACTGATGACAAGGGTCTAACGATCTCTGTTCAAGCGTCTAAGCTTGTTGTTCCACCTCAGTTGGTATTTGTTGCTGACCGTATTTTGAACTCTACTTTGCGTTCAGGATCTGCCGACAACGACATCAACGCTGTACGCAACACGGGTGTATTGCCCGGCGGTTACACGGTAAACCATTACCTGACTGACCCTGATGCGTTCTTCTTACTTACCTCTGTCACTGACAGCGGCGAAGGCTTGAAGATGTTTCAGCGTACTCAGATGGAAACCACAATGGAGCCTGATTTCACTACAGGTAACATTCGTTACAAGGCCCGTGAGCGTTACAGCTTCGGCTTCAGTGACTGGCGTGGCATCTACGGTAGCCAAGGCGCGTAGATACCAAGCAATAAAAAAGGGGGCTTATGCCCCCTTTTTTTATGCCTTGTTTTAATCGCTTACGCGACCTCCTCTTCGTTGAATGTAGCCTTTGTTGGGCGCTTGAAGAAGCCAAACTTCTCATCGTCCTCCGATGGCTGAATGGTTGCTGAGAATGATACTGAGCGACCTTTTACGTTCTCCAGCTTAGCTGGCACTGAACCCCAAACCTTGAAGCCTCGGTCATCTTGAACCAACATCTTGAGAGTTGATCCGTACATGGATTCCTGCCATTTGGTGGCAAGAACGATACCGCTGATCTCAACCTTACCTGTTGGGCATGATTCGGCAGTGGCGTAGATAGCGGCTTGCTCTGCCTCTCTAGCTTCTTGAGCCGCACGGCGTGGAGCCATAATGAAGTCTTCAACCAATTTAGCAGCTTCAGAACATTTGTTGGCAACATAAACGTGGCAAACCAAATCACCGCGAGCCTCAAACACCTTGCCGGGCTTGATCATTAAAACGCCCTCTAAGGATTTGGCAAGCTGGTCTGCCATATCAGCCTCAACGTAATCTATACGAAGCACCGGGCCACCAAATGCAGTCTCAAAACGGTTTCCATCAAACAAAGGAGCCTCCTTAGACTCAGGCAGGAACTCACCACCCATGAATGTGGCTTCCCACTCTTTAACCTCAAAGCCGTCAGAGTCAAACCAGTACCAGACCCAGATGTAACCGTCATGTGGCGCGTGTAGCTTGCCACTTTTACCTTCTGTAGGCTCCGCGCCGTTGCGCTCGATTAGGTTTGCCAAGCGTGTTGCGCGTCCTTTAGCGGCAGCGGCAACTCGCGCATTGTGCGCCTCCATCTTTTCCGATACTGCTTTTACTAAATTTTCCATCATCATTCTCCGTTGTTATGCGTTCATTATACCTATCCCGTGTCCATGTGCAAGTCTGTATACACAAATAAATGAAAATAACTTAATCACCTACAGCGGCGTTATTGACGCCAGTGGTACAAAATGCGCCAGCACCTACAGCGGCGTTATTGACGCCAGTGGTACAAACTGCGCCAGCACCTACAGCGGCGTTATTGACGCCAGTGGTGATTGCTTAACTAGCTTTTTTTTATGTTGATATTGGCATAGACTGGTGGCCTGAGATTAATCCAGCCAAGGGAACCAGCTCAGTGGACGCTTACGAAGATCCTTTGGCTTAACTCTCGTAAGGGGAATTTAAGATGGCGAGTACAACTTTTAATGGAGCAGTGCGCTCCGAAAACGGTTTTTCAGACATTACAATAGCTGCAAAGTCTGGCGCGGTAACCACTAACAGCACATACGGCACAAACGCATCGGTGGGCGGAACTTTAGGCGTAACTGGTGTAACAACACTTACAGGCAACGCAGGCCCAGAAGCTGGCACTGGTATAACCACCGGAACCGGCACCATCTACGCATCTACAGTTACTCAAGCTGGCGGGTTGTGGCACACAAGCATCCTTATGGATCTTACCGGCCTAGCATCTTCTGGTAGCGGCGACATCATTGGTAAAGCAGGTACTGCCTCTTCCAACATAGGTACTACAACCGTAGCTTTAAACGGCACGATTCTGGGCGGTAAGCTTACTTGCATCGAGACTCCTGCTGGCGGCGATCCAGACATCGACCTTTGGTATGCAGATGAATCAACAGGCGCTGAAGATGCTGCAATTACATCTTTAACTAATCAGGTTCAGATGTTGAACTCTGGCGATCTAGCTGCTGGCTCTGTGCTTGGCATCCCTGTTCCTCCTGCTGCCAGTAAGTTTATGTACTTGGTGACAGGTGCAGCAACTAACGCAGATTACACCGCAGGCAAGATCCTTATCGAATTCTTCGGATACAATGCTTAGTTAAGCTTTTAAGGGGCGGCAACGCCCCTTCTTTTTAGGAGAAGATTATGGCTGACGCAGTCACTTCACAAACCATTCAAGATGGTCAGCGAATAGCTATTCTGAAATTTACCAATGCCAGCGATGGCACGGGTGAGTCCGCAGTCAAAAAGGTAGATGTTTCAGCATTGAGCGCCAATTCTGCGGGTTTGTCATGCAGCCGCGTGACGATCAACCGAATCTGGTGGCAGTGTACTGGAATGTCTGTGAAGATTGATTTTGACGCAAGCACCAACGTGTTGGCTATCGGGCTGAGCGAGGACAGTAACGGTTATCACGACTACAGTGATTTCAGCGGCATCCCAAACAATGCTGGCTCTGGGGTCACGGGCGATCTTGACTTCACAACTGTGGGTCACACCAGTGGCGATACCTACATGATTGTTCTGGAAATGATCAAGTCTTACGCGTAATGGCTACCACTAAAGACGTTAAAAGAACCGATTCGGGGCGACTGACCTATAGGGGCCAGTCGTTTCCCGGTTACAACAAGCAGGTTCGCACTTCTGGCGAAAACAAAAAGTTTAAAGTTTTAGCCAAGAAAGGCGATCAGGTAAAGGTTGTGCGTTACGGTGATCCCAAGATGAGCATAAAGAAAGATCAGCCCAAGAATCGGGCAAGTTTTCGCGCTCGCCACAACTGCGATGCAGTTCAAAAGAAAAAAGACGTATTCACAGCAAGCTATTGGTCTTGCAAAAATTGGTAGAATGATATGAGTCAAATGCCCGGAGATAGAGGTTCAATTTCTATGGCTAGGGATAATAGTCCTGAGTCATACCAAAACTTTTTAGATAATTTTGGCTCGGTGAACATTTTCACAGGTAAGCCACATGCCCCATATACTGGGCCGACTCAAGAAGAATTTGAAGCAGAAGAACGAGCGCGGCTGGGTGATGATTTGTTTTTTAAATACTACCCTGACGCTCAAAGAGACGATGTTAGCCAACCTAACACAACTGGCGGCTTAGGCGGTTTGGGGTCGATCTTTGACATGATAAAAAACCGAATGCCTGCGCCACCTGTTTCAGACGGTGGGCCTATGAAACGGTATCCATTCCCAATGCCTCCGGGTAAGGGGCAAGGGCCAAGATCAATGCAGTTTATAGACGAAAATAGAAATGGCATAGATGATCGAGACGAAGAAAACGTAATTCCGTTGCCTCCGCTATTCAAAAAATTCCCTAGAGGCCCGGCAATCGAAATGCCTGACTCTCGGCCTCAAATGCCAGATCCAGATATGCTGCAAAAGCTTCAAGAGGCGTTAAGGCAAAAGCAGAACCTTGAAATGCCACAAAGAAGACCTCCGCCCATGCGTGGTGATATGCGTAAAAAAGGCGGCTTGAGCAAAGGTGGCTTGAGCGGAATGATTGAAAAACTTGCAATGCAAGCCGCTCAAAGAAATCAACAACCGCAAATGCCTACAAGACCACAACCTCGCGGTGGAATGTTTGGAGGGGTAGAAGACCCTCAAAGTACCAGACCATACAAAGGTGGAATGTTTGGTAGGATTACGTCACAAGACCGTGGCGGTAGTGGCGGAATACTACCCAGAGCTGGTAACGGGCCTACCCCAGAACAAATGCGTAGGATTATAAACGGAATCAATGTGCGAGGAATTGGAATCTAATGGCTGTATCAAATGACCTGCAAAACGCCTTAGACGCATACGGAAGTTCAAGTTCTGCGTACAGCGACCTAGATGATTACTTGATGCAACGCCCGGTCTATGACCGTGGCGCAAGGGCCGCACCAAAATCCCCTACAATGTCTACGCTTCAGTCTATACAGCCCAGCTCAGAAGATATGGTTGCAAACCAATATGAAAAGTTGATGGCAGAAAACCAAGCTACCGACGAAGCAAGCAGCTTGGCTAGGCAGGTAGAAATAGATGAGCTTAGGGCGCTTCTTCAAGAAGAGCTGTCCTCATCCGAAGACGCCGCTTTATCTCAACGCTCTGACATCACAAAGTCTTTAGAGGGTCGTATTAACAATCTTCGGTCTGGTATTGATTCAGAGACTGACGTACTGCGCCAGTCTGGTTTAGATGAAAGAGCCAACTTGTTGAAGCAGCTTATTGCTGG